ACCGCCACTTATAGAACCACTTGTATATCCTGTGTCATCAATGATCGCTGTGTCTTGCGCCAATGGGAAGTTGGCGACGTTAACTGCGCCGCCAGAACTTGCTGCCCAAAAGTTACCCGCCCAATCACCACCAGTTGTACCATTCCAATAGACAGTCTTAGGTGATGGGAATGTGATGTTGGTGTTACCACCGCAGTCGCCAAGCTGAGTGCCCGACCAAGGCGCTGATGCTCCTGCAATAGCGATGTCTCTGAAGTCAACATCAACTAAAGACGCAACAGTGCCAACTGTCAGTGTGCGTGTAGTGCCAACAGTATCTGATCGGATAAAATATCTACGAACAGACAACTGCCCCGCAGCAGTCAATGTTCCAGTAACAGTTTGATTACCAAATAAAACAATGTTTGAGGCAGTTGCTGATGACTTTGCAGCAAACGTCAGATTGTTGAATGTGTTGTTGCCGTAAAAATTTGACGTTGTAAGTGTGGTGCTACTTAGCGTAACATTATTAAATGTGTTGCCTGTGTAGTTTGTACCGCCGCCAAAACTAGCAACTCCTGTAAGTGTAAGGTTAGATGTACCAGAGTTAATGGTAATGGGAGCATTGCCACCAATCGTTGTGGCGATTACAGTAGATGCACCAAGCGTTAATGTTCCCGCTGTTGTTCCCGTTGTTGAGTTGATATTATTAACAGTAAGATTTTTATCATTTGTATTGAGTACGCCAGCGTTAGGAAATAAATTACCAGCGTTGTTTAACGCATCTTGAAGCGTATATGTACCAGTACCTGCAATTGTAATAGCAGACGCAAGCGCCACACCGTTGGTTGTAATGGTGTGACTACCAGTTCCCCAAAATTGAATTGAACCAGTAAATGTGCGAGTCAATCCAGTTGCTGGCAATGTTAGGTTGCCATAAATGAACAAACCACCAGTACCAGCAAGCGTCAGATTTCCAGAAGCAGGGCCAGCAATTGTGACGTCACGACAAACTGAGGTAGTTCCGATTGTTACCGTGTAGGCAGTGGCATTTGAAGCCGAGTCAAACACCACATCGTCTTCAGCACTAGGCGCACGGGCAGACAGCGTTGTCCGACCAACATCGGTGTACCAGTTGGCTGTTGTAAAGCCATCCCATGTACCTGTGCCGCCGCCCCAATACAAAGTTGCCATATCACTCTGCCTTCAAGTATTTGACGCCATCAATCTCGATGTACTCAGGCTCTGGTTCGGGCTGTGGAGGGTTGTCCATGTAGGCAACCCAGTTGTCAACGCGCTGCTGCATCATGGCCTCAATCTGCTCTTGAGTGAGTGCGTGATCGTCAGGCAATGAGATGGCATCACGATAAACACCGTGTGCTGTTTCACGTTCAAAGTCGATCTTGATCATGTTCAGAATCCAAAGTTTTTCGCAATGATCTGCCACTTAGCAGCAGTGCTGTTGTACACAAACCCCATGTAGTCGTACTTGGACGAGCCGCTGGATGCTGTCGGCAACGCCAAGTCGGTTGAGCCAGCAAACGCTGCGTTCCATGAAAAGGTTTGGACGTTGGTGGACAGCAGGCGCAGGATGATCTGCTGGCCGTTTTTCGGAGTGCCTGTTGGCGCGTTGACCGTTAAGGTGCCAGCAGCTTGAGAGTTGGCCTGCGTTGCCATGTCCGTCGTGTTGGCATTGATTGTGATGGAGGTCCCATCAGCAATAACAACCACGCGATACTCCGCGGTGTCATTTGCGGCTAAAAGTTTGACCGCACCTGCGGCGTTTTTGAAGTACAGCTTCTCATCCGTCAGGTTAATGGCAAGCTCGCCATCATCAAGGTTGCCTGCCGTTGGAACCGCAGACGCTGTGGTCGTGCGATAGAGTTGAATTGGGGTAAAACCTGTTGCAGCCATTAGAAGGTGCCTCCGTTGATGCTTGCGGTCAGCGCATTGGTTGATGGATTGTAGGTAATGCCAGCATCAACTCCAAGCGCCTGATTGCCCGTTGTGGATGCGGCGACAAAGGGGATGAAGAAGTTGGCGTTCGTGGCCGTGGCCGTGGTGGCAACGTTGGTTGCGTTCGTGGCCGTGGTGGCGTTCGTGGCCGTCGCAGCGTTGCCACCAATCGACAGGTTTGCGGCTGTGCCAGTCAAGCCCGTGCCGGGGCCGTCGAACTGAGTTGTGGCCGTGACCGTGGTGCCGCGCACAGTGGTCGCGGTCCCCGCCCCGACAGTTGTCCCGTTAATCGCGCCACCAGTGATCGACACGTTGTCGGCATTCTGGGTTGACATCGTCCCAAGACCGCTCACCTGCGTATTGGCGATTGCGATTGGTGTGGTGTCGGCGGCGGTAAGTTGGCCTTGCGCGTTAACGGAGAACGTGCCGACGGAGCTTGCCGAGCCGTAAGAGCCAGCGGCGACAGCGGTGTTGGTGATGCTGAACTGCGTGCCCGACAGCGTCAGGCCAGTCCCTGCGGAGTAAACCTGCGCCGTAGAGATCTGGGCAAACGTGATGTTGGTCGTGCCAAAAACAATCACGCCAGAGGTGTTGCAGGCGTAGGTCTCACCCGCTCCTGTTGCGCCCTGCTGGACGAAAACAGTGGAGCCTTCGCTCAAGCCGTTTGCGCTGTTGATGACGTAGGTGTTGGCGTCAGATGCTCGGGTCAAGACCCAGTTGGTCGAGCCAGAACCCACGTTTGAGACCACGTAGATGCCGTTTTGCGTCTGGTTGGTCTGTTGGTACACCAGCACACGGTCATTGACGGACAGCGTCACGCCATCAATCACCAGAGCGGCTTGAGTGCCAGCGTTTGTCAGCGTAGCGCCCACACCGGCAGCGCCGTTGTTGTACGTGGCGTTCAGGTTGGTTGGAGACTCAACGCGAACAGGTTGGTGGAAGTGAACGCCGGTTGCAAAGAGCGTGTCAACGTAGGACTTGTTGACGATGTCGTTCCCACTGGCCGGCGCGGTGGTGATCGTTCCTGTGGTCGCTGCAATTGATGCGAAAGCGCCCGTGCTGGGTGTTGTCGCGCCTATCGATGTGTTGTCTATCGCACCGCCCGTCACAGCCACGCTGTTGGCGTTTTGGGTTGACATCGTGCCAAGGCCAGACACCTGAGTGTTGGCGATTGCAATAGGCGTTGCCGCCAAAGCCGTCAACTGACCGCGAGAGTTAACCGTGGCAGTCAATGTGTTGCTTGCGGAGCCATACGGTCCTGCCATCACTTCGGTGTCAGCGATGCCGATGGTGACAGCCGTGGAGCCGTTGTAGCTGGTGCCACTCAGTCCATTGCTGATGGTCAGGGCGTTGGGAGCTGCGGCTGTGATTGTTCCGGATGCGCCCAGCGAGATCAATGTGCCGTTGATGGTCACAGCGCTGTTTGCCAACTGCGCGTTGCTGACTGTGCCGCTCAGGTCCGATGTTGGAACTGTTGCGCTGGCCGTCATGACTGATGTGCCGTTGCCCTTGACGTACCCAGTCAGAGAGTCCGCGCCAGTTCCGCCGTTCGCGACATTCAAGATGCCGCCAAGGGTAATCGCCCCGGTGGTAGCTTCAGATGGCGTCAGACCAGTAGATCCGGCACTAAAGCTATCAACACCAGCGCCCTGCGAGAATTCTTGCCATGCGCCGTTATAGCCTTGAAAGCGGTTGGTCTCGGTGTTGTACCGAAGCTGACCAAAAGCTCCCGCAGGCTGCTGCGCAGTAGAGCCTTGTGGAATCGTGACAGCGCCCGTACCGGGCAGAACGGGGTTGTTGACAATCGATACCGTGGGATTGCCGCTGCCGTTGCCATTGGTCACGCCGATCTGGTTCGCGGTTCCAGTGATTTGACGGCCAGCAATCGTTGTCCCACCCACCACGGCAAGCATGCCGGTGCCGCCCATGTTGGCAATCGCAGCAGCAAGGCCGGTCAACTCAAAGGTCGGGTTGCCGCCAGTTCCATCGCCGTTCGTGACGCCAATACCGTTGCCAGAGGTCTCCAAGGTGCGTGCAACGACCGTGGTCGAGCTGTTCTTGACGATAACGCCAGAATCAGCCGCCTCAAGGCTCCCAGAGGCCCCGTTGAGCGAGATTCGGAGGAACGATGTGGCTCCGCCATCAGCTAGGCCCAAACCAGCTCCTGTGGACAGATACCGGCTGTTTGGCAGCGTCGATTCCTGAACTTGGGTCAGGAAGGTCTGGTTCTGCGAGGGAGAAGCAGAGATGGCCGCAGTCGTGGTCTTGTACGTGCCACCGTTCTGGACGATGGGCACAAGCTCCGTGCCGGTGATGGGGCCTGCGTCTGGCAGTTGGGTGATGGTTTGATTTGCCATTATGGTGTCACCGATATTCCGTCAAGGTTGCCGTTGTTCTCGGGCGTCTGGGTGTTACCCTCGGTCGAGATGATGTAGTTCCCCTGATTGTCCGTCACAAGGTTGTTCGGGTCCACAGCCACAGACACATCTGGGCGAGGAAAGCGCAAGTTGATCCGCTCAGTTTTGCGTGCTGGCAGGCGGTACGGGTCTTTTTGGTCAGCGCAGCCCTGCTGGCAGACGCGCAGCCCCGGGAAGTTTGGGTCCGGCATCTGCTCGTCCATCGCACGCTTCATCCTGCAGCGGTCGCAGATGAAGATCGCCAGCGATGCGTTGCCGATGGTGTCAAGGAACATGCCCATAGATCACCTCGTGTACACACCGATGTTTGGGGCGAAGTAAATCGGCGACTTGTCGCGCTCTTCCGCCTCGGCGATGGCGAGATACTTCTCAGCCTGCCCCTCGAGGTACTGGATTCGGGCCAATTCGACCTGAGGCAGCTCCATCGACATCTGGTGGGCCAGCATGTTGACGACGGCCAAATACCAACGCTGTGGGATCTGCAGTTGGTTGGTCAAATCGCCCACATCCATCACTTGTTTGCTGTACCAGACCGTCATTTGGACGAATGGGTTGCTCGGAGTGGGCCAGAGGTAGATTTCCGGGTTCGGAACCGTGCGATTGAACCAAAACTGGTACGGCTGGTTGGCCGTGAAGTTCTTGTTGGGCAGGTTCGTGTAGTCGTCGCGGTTCAGGCGAGACATTGTGATCTCTCGGGAGTTGTTTCCGACGTAAAACTCGCGCAAAGCCAGCGTTGCACCACCGGAAACGCGCACTCGGTAGTATTGGACGCTCTGACCGGGGTCAATATCGGTCCAGATCCACTGTTTGTCGGTCACAACCACGGTTCCGAGGCTGTTGAGGGTGTTCCAAGTGATGCCGTCAACGGAGTATTCGAGCGTCAGGGTCCAAGTTGCGCTGCCGCCGCCAGCAACGTAAGGCATAAGGCCAATCGAGCCAGCATAAATCGGGTTGTCAGTGCCAAAATTGATCGAAATGTTGCCGTTTGCAGAGGTTTGCTGGCAGAAGGTGTTGATGTCATTGTCTCCAACCAGTGCAACGTTGCCCCCGGCGCTCGTTGTGTAGCTGCCGTTGGGTCGGCTCATGGTCCTGTACAGGGCGTTGAGCACATCATTTGAGCCGTCTGGCAGGGTGTAGATGTACTTGTCGGGTGTGAGGCCAATAACTTCCTTCTGGATGGCCCAATACTGGATGCCGATGTTAATCAGGTTGCTCATCACAAAGCCCAAAGACTCCCGGGCGCTCAAAAGCTGCTCAGAAGTCAGCTCTTCGGCCAACTTCCCGCAGCGGCGAGCACCGTGGTCGATGAGCGTCTGTACCGAGTAAACCTGCCCGTAAGCGTCCGAATAAGCCATGATGATCCTTTACCAGCCGGGGCAATTCCAACGCTGCATAGAAGCTCGTGCGCGACTGCCTTTTTCACTCTTTTCTGCCACAGGCCCCATTCTCGCGCAAAAAGCGTCCCTGCGAGGGCCTCCTTGGGGCTGTGGAGCCTTCAAATTGGAGCCGGTCTCACGGTTGTACTTGGCGCGGCCTTTGGCTGTTAAACCGGCCCCTTTGTCGGCTGGCAGCTTCTCGCCTCGACCGATTGCCAAACTGGGTCCGCCCTTTGCCATCTTGGCTGTTTTGGCGGACTCTTTGAAGGCCTTGGCTGTCGGAGCGCCAGCAGACCCGGGCTTGCGCATCTTCTCGCCAGAGCCTTCAGCAATCCGCTCGCGCTTGGCGTGGATGTTGGCATACAAGCCACCGCCACCGGCCATCTCTGCTGGCAGCTTGGAGTACGCCTTCTTGCCCTTGTTGGACTCGGTGAACTCCGCGGCAACATCAGGTCGAATCCCAACCTTCTTGGCGAACTTTGGGTTATTCTCCGCCGCCTTCATCAAGCGGAACTGGGCCTGAGACTTCGCTGGCATGATCAGCCGCAGAAGATTGTGATCCTTGCGTTAGCAGGCAAAGTCACGTGGATGTTTGTGGTGAAGCGAATGCCGTTGCCGGGAAGTAGTGTAGACAGCGCGTTCAATGGGGCCGTAGCGATGTTAAATCTCAGTCGCTCAGTGCCGGAAGCTCCACCGTCACGAAAGATGATGTCACCAGCCGTGCCACCGGGCAAAATTTGATAGCCACCAAGATTTGTTGCACCCGCATAAATAACGCCGGTGGCCTCAATGTGAGCCGAAAATACATTCGTCAATGTTGACATCTAAATCTCCAAATAAAAGCGGGGGCCGAAGCCCCCACTCAGGTTCAGCACTTAACTGATCCGCCGCGCTTCTTGGCAGGCTCGACCGTTACAGACTTTTCAGTCTTGGTCACAGAACCCGCCTCGGGTTTCTTGTCCATGCCGATCAGACTCTTGGCACCGCGGAACAACTTACCGGGGATGCTGCGAATCGTCTCGGCCATGTCCATTTCCTCTTTCGAGGGTCCAATGCTCTTGTCGTAAGCGCCTTTGGACAGATCCACCTCGCCACCCTTTTTGAAGGTGCCTGACTGGCGATCATTGGAGACAGGACGTGAAGCTGGCTTCTTGGGCATTGCCACGGCGTGGCCGCTGTTGTTAACAGCTCCCCCCGTGGCGTAGTGCTTTTTTGTCGCACCACCTTTTTTGTAGCCGCCAGCATTGCCCAACTTCACATCGCCTGTAGGCGCGGAGTTGTGGTCAACCTTTGCGGTGTCCATCTTGGTGTTGCGATACTTGCCGCCTTGGCCTTCAGTGTTGATGATGCCGCTCTTGGCAATAGCGCCGCCTTTTTTGAAGCCGCCTTGGCCGTTCACAACACCACCAGTGGCGTAGTTACCGGGCTTTGGAGACTTGGCAACACCACCAGTTTTCAGGCCTGCGTGGCCCTTGCTGGCGGGTTTGTCGGCGTGAGCCTTCAGAGCTTCCATCGCATCAGCTTTGCCGCCTTCGGCCATCATGGGGCGACCCATCATGGCTTTGCGACGCTGCATCATTGATGGTTTGGCAGGACGGGCCGCAGGGGCCATGCCGCCACGAGCGCCGGGGGCTGGAGCCGAAGCCAAAGCACCCATAACGCCGCCGTTCATCATCTTCTTGGGCGACTTGACGGAACCGCCTTTTTTCAGTTTGAGTTCAACTGAAGGTTCGGTGGTCTCCATCTTCACCATTGGTTTGAATTGACCCATGATGCTTCTCCTCAAACTTTCTGAGCATACACAACGGTCATGCGAATAATCGCCTGTGTTGTGCTGATCGTGCCGTTAGGGTCTGCAGTGATAACCACGGACTGATTGGAGCCAACGTCTGCCATAGCCGCCAACTGAGCTGCCGTAAAGGCCAGCGCAGCACGACCGCCTGCAAACACGTTGGTGGCCGACAGATACTGCGTTCCAGCAGCAGCCGTGCCAATCGTGACCGGGATTGTTGTAGCGGTTCCGCCGCCCACAACTTCGTCCTGAACCATGTCGACAAAAAAGTCGATGATCTGGGAAGAGGCTGGGATGGTGATAGACGCGCTTGTAGCGGTGCCTGCAGCGGCAGTGGTCACGGTGGTGGTCTGTGCCATGACGACGAAGCCGCCATCCACAGTATCAGTCAACGTGCCAGAGCCTGCTCGCAGGGTAGAACCAAAATAGGTTTGTGCCATTTGCTTTGCTCCTTAAAGAGCGAGGGCCGAAGCCCCCGCCTTTGGTTTTAGACGCCCGGTGTGCCGTACATGGCACGGGGGTCAGTGAAGCCAACGTCGTAACGCTCGGTAGCCTTGTAGCGCATGGAGTCGGTTTCAAAATCGCCTTCCATGGTCTTTTCCAGCTTGCGACGCATCATCAGCTTCATGCCTTCTGGAGCATCGGTCTGCACCCACCATGCGGTGGGGCTGGTCAGACGCGAGATAACAGCGGCACCTTCGTCCAGCAAGCCGATGGACTTGATGGGGTTGATGTCGTTGTTCGCGTTGCCAGAACGCAGAACGCTCTTCAGCAGCACTTCGGCTTGGAAGACGTTGCCGGGGGCGACCACCAGTTGGCGGGGCACCAGACGAATCTTCTTGCCGTTGTTGTCCACAGCCTGACGGATCTGGATCAGCATCTGTTCCAGAGAAGTCTGGGACAGGTTGGCGGAAGTTGCCAACAGGTTGCTGAACGTGCCGTTCACGATGGGGTGCGAAGAGCTGTTCAAGGCGACACCGTCACCACCAGCGTACTGACCGCCAGTGAAGGCGTTGTTCAACACGTTGGCAGACAGAGTCTCTTTGGTCTCGATCAGGGACTGAGCGAGGTGGCGAGCGTAGACTTGACCGATACGGATGTGGTCACCGTCCTCGACCAGCACTTTGGTCAACGCGAAGGCCAAGCCAAACACGTCATACACATAGCGCTTGAGGAACAGCACGCCACCTTGTTGGTACGTCACTGGAGTGCCGTCAGGCATCTGCGGTGCTGCACCAAAGCCGTACAGGACAGGCTCTTCGTGGTAGTTGCGTGGGATGCCTTCTTGCTCGCGGAAGACGCGAGACCATTCATCGGCACGTTGATCGTAGACACCGTCGAAGCACTCGTTAAGAATGGGTTCGACGATGCTACGAAAGTCGGTACTGCGCATTGGAGCGGCCATGGTTCACTCCCTCCTTAGATTGCTGTTCCAGCGGCACCAGCGAATTGGAATTCGGCGATGACTGCACGGACGATGGTAAAAGAATCACCCCAATTGTTGTCGGGGTACGGAGCGAGGTTCACGATACGCATCTGAGCGCTGTTACCTGCGCCAACCAGTGTGGTCGACAAGGTGCACTGCGACAGACCGGTGGTTGTGGAACCGGCAGTGGTGTTGCTCAAGTTGGCTTCATCGCCAATCGAGGTCTGGGCCAAAGAGCCGTCAGCCTGAATTTCGTACACGATGTTTGGATCAGCGTAGAAGTAGGCGATGCACGAGCCAGCTTGGTATGCCGTGGAGGCAGGCCAGTTGTTGGACACGCGATGACGACCAGTGGTGTCAGTGAACTCGACGCCAGCGAATGCGCCCACGAAGGACTCATCAGCAGCAGCGGGTTGAATGACGCCGCCAGTCACGTACTTGACTGGTTGGCCCTTGAGAATGGCCGAGCCGTAGCCCGAGACGATACCGTCAGTAAGCGCCGTGGCGCGATCCAGACCGGAGGGGTGGAACGCAGGGCGCAAGCCGAACGGAGCGTTTGTTGCAGACATAGTCTTGCTCCTTAAA